GAAGCCCTTTTTGTGGAACATCTATCGGTTGAATATCATTGGAAATACTTGTTACAGGCTCATCTGTTGAAGAGAGCGAGCATTTGCAGTTCCAACGGTCGCCAGGGCGGTGCGAACTCCAAAACGGGTCGTCGATGGGGCGTACCGTACCCCAAAAGAGTTTGTGGTCAGCCCCCGGGTGCACACTTGTCGAAGGCATCCATTTAAGATTAGGCAAGATGTCTTTCTCACGCTCGAACTGTCTCCAGTCGGCGGCCTGATGGGCGCGAATGACCGCAGTATCATATTCCGTATGAAGCCAACGGCCGACCTGATGGTCTGCTATAGGCATCACCTCCTTCACCCACATCCCGAACGGTTTTAGATTGCCGTTCGAATCCAATAATCGTGCAGCCATATCGTTCTGCATACGGTGTACCTTAAAAGCGGAGAACACCGCATTGTTACGTTTTATCTCCTCCCTAAAATCATCGTCGGGATCGACAGACTGCCTGAAGCCTTTATCCGTCGCTTTATCGAAGGTCTTCCAAATTTCCTCAAACAGATTCTCCTCTATCTCCGTCAGAGGATGGAAGTCCTTAGAATAAATGTTCTTGAGAGCCTTTTTCAGTACCTCATCATCGAAAGAAAAAGCCGAAGACACATCGGCATCCCGATAGAGGCCGTTCATTACCAGTCTAAATCCGCCCCTCCGTTTTGAGGGGCCGTCACGAAAAAACTGCGCAACCGGTTTTTGAATCCCTTCTTGGTCTTGGGTGGGTCTTGGTCTTTTTCGTCATCATGTTTGTCATCATCCTCATCGGATCCGTCCTGATAGTTTTGTGCGTCCTGCAATGCCTGTTCACGCTTGGCCTTATCCTCCTGCATCTGCGACTTTATCTTTTCGTAGTCCTTCGGTTTCTCAATACCGAACTCTTCATATAAATAGTCGTCATCGACAGGGAGATTAAAAGAAGTACGAAGCTGGGTAAGTATAGACATCTTGGTATTTGGGTCAACATCCTTTTGTTCCGGGAAACAGAAAGAGCCACCGTCTGTATTGATGCCCATGGACTCGAAGATGTCCGCCATATCGTAGTTCAGTACATTGAGGACATAGCGTTTGTCGGCCTGAGTAACCTTGTCCTCCACCTTCTTGTGGACAGAGCCAAGAGCCTGAGTACCGGTGGAGGACGCTTCGGTGGTCAGAGTATTGCCGAGTATGAGCTTTGAAATCTCGTTGTTACAACGTTCACAAAAACGCTCATACACATCGGCAGAGCCTGTTTTGTTGCCGGCCTCTATAAGCTTCAGTTCCGTATCCTTGCCATGAATGAACACACCGAGTGAGCCGATAGAAGAAGTGTCGCTCATCGCTCTCTGGCGTGCATCGTCATCGTCGGTCTCATAGGTGTACTCCTGAATAGGCATACCGAATACTTCGGAGAACTGCGCCCAGTCCGCCGCTGTGTTACGTTTGTATATAACCCATGGTGCGGCCTTGGCAAGCAGGCCGAGGTCGTCATCCTCACCCACATAAAGCAGGTCGGGGTATTCGTCCCATGATGTACCCGTGATGTCCGTCTGGTTGCGGAGAATCAAGCGGCGCACAGGGTCTGCATGTTTGCGGGGTACAAGGTCGTAGTTCGCCCATTCGCCATTACGGTAGAACTGGCAGAGCGTGAAGCCGTACATCTTGGCATCTATTATATCCTCCACCAGGCGGCCGAACCAAGGCGACTTGATTTGTTCGTTGACGGTATCATCAGGCTTCCCATTACGTTGGAACTCTATGGCAGAGCAGAGCACGGCGTTTTTTCTCTTGCCAATGACACACGACAGGTGCGTATCCATCATTATATCATCATAGAGGTCATAAAGCCTGTAGCGCTGCGAGAAATCAACGTTCTCGGCAGAGCGCACGGCACTTGTATAGTCGGATATATCGATGTTGAATCTTTTAGGCTGTGTCAGTCTGATTACAGCCGGCTGTTTCTGGTCAGGGCGAGGAATGTTACCGCTGACGGTTATCTTGCCCTTCCTATTGTTTTTATTCTTTCTCATAATTAGTAATGATTTACACGTTTGGTGTTACTCTTTATTTGGAACTGGGAACGGCGTGCAAGTTCATCGTCCGGAAGCAATGGCGCACCGTCAACGGATACCTCTTCTGCCGATACCGCCTTCATCCATTCTACGGCACGCTCGTATCTGTCCTTACGCAGTTGGGAGAGCTTTTGAGGATTATGAATACAAAAGATATGGTAGATTGCCATGTCAAGCAGCATCATAAGCACCAGCTGGTTGCGTTTGTCGCCTTCGGCAGAGAAAATACGGTCGCAGTCATAGCGTTTGGAGAGATAGCAACGCATCTCAGCGATGGCACGGTCTTCGCAAATCTCGACTATGGTATCGTCCTCACGGGTAAGAGCATCGAGAATTTCACGATGGATGCTCGCATCGTAGTCTGTAAGATTGATAAATTGGCTCATAATCTATTTTTGTTTTTATTGCGTTGCACTTTACGCGGTATTTTAGTCGCCGGACGAAGCTCACGCAGTTTACGTTCGAGTATTCTTTTACCGCCCTCAATACAGTCGGGACCGTCGGCAGGATATTTGAGGGTAAGAGTGAAGAGAGTGAACTGGTCGTCAAGTTCCCTCATGTGCGGATTATCCTTTTCCACCTCATTGAAAATCATATTACCCTCACGGTTGAGCGGTTCAAGGTTCGCCTCTATACGGGTAGCCTTCTCCGTCTTCTTGTCCTCATCACCATGGATATAGAGCTGTATGTCCTGCTCCTTACGAACGCGGCGTACAAGAGGCTGGAACACCTGTTGAAAAAATGGGTCTTGGAGTTTATTGTTCTCCATATAGCAGTAGACCGGAACTTGAGACTTGGAAGCCACAAAGTCTAACAACTTGACATACCAATCAATGAATTCAGCATTAGTAGCCTTGTCAAGGAATCCCTTGATGATATATAGGCGACCGTCAAGCATACCCTCAAGCCAAACGGCCTTGAACGACTTTCCCTTTTTGCTTTTACTCTCACCGGGTGCAGGGTCGCCGTAGATGACAAGGAACTTGAATTTGGAGAGAGCCGGCACTTTGCCATAAGAGAGATTCTGGAATACCTCACCCTCCGAAATCGGATTATTGTAATATTCGCCCTGTACCGCTTTGGTGGAAATTTTGGAAAGGACACGGTCAATATCCTCCTCCGTATTTTTTTCGGGCCATGTGGACTTTCCGCTCTTATCACGGATATTCACAATATCGTGGTGGTCGGCAATCTCCCCGGCACGAGCCACGCAACAATCCTTTGCGATAATGTTACCGCAAAAGATAATCAGTGTAGGTTCAGAGATGGACCGTGTTGGATAAAGCGCATTCTCCCACCAGTCCCAACGCTTCTGAATGATGTCCGGGTTCTTGCAATCCTCGTCGGTATCGAAGTCGTCCACAAGCAGTACGTCAGGACGGACAGCCTCGTTTCTTGAACCACGGGGACTTTGGCCTGCACCGATGGCACGGAAGGCCACCCCTTGTTTCGTGATGAACTCATCTTCCGTCCATGCGCCCAATGTAGCCTGCTTCCCATAGTAAGCCATGATTCTGCCGTTCGCTTCAAGATTAGCCCGATATGGAGCAAGAAGCCGAACCGCATTATCCTTACTGTTTGAAGTGAGCACCACATTTTTTTTCTTTCCGCAAAGTGTAACATTCATTATTATGAACATAGTGATGGTGGACTTGGCGAGCTCTCGACTCCATGAAAACACCTCGAACCATTCGTCATGAGCGAGTACACGCCGTATGCCCCGCTTCTGGAATTCGGCAAATTCATACTTCGCATAATTAGGGAAAAAGAACTTTATCCATTCGATAGGATGGGCCTCCAGATACAGTCTGTGCTTTTCACGCTCGGCGTGCGACATGGAATAATCAACAGGCGTGGAACGAGAGATGTCCTCCTTATACTTTTCCCAATCGTCGAGAGCGTTTTTATCTGTCTGTTTCATATATACCCTCCTTACAGTTTGTCCTTGATGAATGCGTCGGCAAGTTTGACCACTTCCTTCGCCTTTTCCAGATCAACGGGTCGCATCCATTCTACAAAACCGGTAAGGACACTGATGATGTCGGCAATACCTACATCCTTCTCCATCTTTTCGATGGAGGAAGAAAGTTTGCCGAGAATATCAGCCTCCTTTGAATTGGCGTAACGCTCACCGACAGGACGGTCGGCAATAGCACGGTTTATCTCCGCTACCTGCCGGTACAGATTTGCTACCTGTTCCTCTCGAGTGAGCGTGATACCGGTCTTCTGTCCCTCCCATTTCTCCTTATTAATCCAAGAGTTTACCGTAACCCGGGTAACGCCTACACGGTCGGCAATCTCCTGCTGCGTAAGGTTTTCCTTCAGGAATAAGGTCTTTGCCCATTCTTTTTTTTGACTGTTGCTTAATTCTGCCATAAACGCCTGCTTTTATTATTATGCAGCAAAGTTCATCAAATCCAAGTGGAAATAAAAAGGCTTTTTTTACGGTGATATTCTGTGGCTTCATGTTGCGTTCTAAACATGTCATGATAAAATAAGGGTTTGATTATCAATAAAAATAATATCAATTTTGCAACACTTAACCGGGCGAAGCCCTAAAAAAAGATGTATGATAAAGAAGTTATATAATATGGACAACAACGGCTGTTGCATTCTGATATACGGAGATATCGGCGAATACGACAGAGTCTGTAGCGGTGAAATCGCCCGTGAGCTGATTGAAGCGCAAAAGACAGGAAAACACATTGACGTGCGTATCAACAGTAACGGCGGAGAAGTATATAGTGGCATCGCCATATTCAACGCACTCAGAAACAGCACTGCAGATATCGGCATTTATGTCGACGGCATCGCAGCGAGCATGGCGAGTGTGATAGCCCTGTGCGGCAAGCATGTTGAAATGAGCAAATATGCCAGACTGATGCTTCACAGCGTAAGCGGGGGCTGTTACGGAAATAAAAAGGACATGCAGAAGTGCATTGACGAGATATCAGGTCTTGAAGACACCTTATGCAGAATGTACGGCGAGAAGACCGGCATGACGAAAGAAGATGTCAAAGCCAAGTATTTTGACGATGAAGACCATTGGCTGACGGCCGATGAAGCGTTGTCATTGGGATTTATCGATGGAATTTATGACGCCGATCCGGTACCTGAAGACAGTACTCCGGAACAGATTTATAGTATTTTCAATAACCGGCTCGAGGAGCCATCAAAAAGTAATAAAATGAATGTAGAAGAACTAAAAGAACGTCCGCAGTTCAAAGACTGCTTAACAGAAGATGACGTGCTGAAGCGTATTGACCGGCTGGAGACGGATGCCGGTAAACTGAAGAATTTGTCTGAAGAGAATACGGCTCTGAAAGATAAAGTGAAGGCCTTTGAAGACAAGGCTGATGATGCGGAGGAGAAAAGCAGAACCGCTATGCTTGATAAGGCGGAGGCGGAAGGCCGTATCGATGCAAAGACTCGTCCCCTGTACGAGAACATTCTGAAGGCAAATCCTGAAGACGGGAAAAAGGTGTTGGAAAGCCTTCGGCCCAAACGTAATGTAATGGCCGACATCCGTCAGGAGCCTGGAAAAGAGAGCCCATGGGAAATGCGGATGAAGGAAATAAAAGAGAACTGTAAACGATAATATATTATGGCAATAGTAGTAAGAAACACCAATTACAACGGCGAGGTTCTGGAGCGAATCCTTACCACCGCCACCACACGCAATGAATTGGTTGAAAAGGGACTGATAATGGTCATTCCCGGCGTGGAAAAGAAAATCAGCGTGCCCCGGTTAAAAGTGGGCAAAATGTTGCAGAAGCGTAAGGAAGACCCTCAGAAAGAAGATTCAAAAGGCGACTTCAATTACAGCGAGAAATCGCTTGATCCGCACGATTTCATGGCATTCACCGTGTTTAATCCCCGTGCTTTCGAACAGATATGGCGCAAGTGGCAGCCTAAAGGGAATCTTGTCTTTTCCGAACTTCCTCCCGAAGGACAGAATTCGCTGCTTGAGGAATTGTCGAAACAGGTTCAGTTTGAGCTCGGAGACCATTATGTTAATGGGGTCTATGTCAAAGACGGCACGGATGAACAGCTTATGGACGGTATTTTAACGCAGGCGGCAAAAGATTCCGACATCATTATTGTGTCAAGTGCGGAAGCCACAATGATAGGCAAGTTGAAAGCCGTCCGTGCAAAAATTCCAATAGCAATGCGTGAGAATCCGAATCTCCGGCTGCTGATGAGTGTCGGCGATTGGGACAAGTATGATGACGAACTGACAGAGCGCGAGTCCAAAAACTCGGATGAAACGGAAATAAACCGCAAGCGTTTTAAAGGCATAACAATTGAAACGGTAGCCGCATGGCCTGAAGGCGTCATCGTCGCCACTCTGTGCAGCCCTGACTCAGACGGCAACTTCTTTGCCGCCGTCAATCTTCAGGACGATGAAGACGTGGTGCAAATAGACAAGCTGAGCAATGCGAGCGAGCTCTATTTCTTCAAGTTACTGATGAAGGCGGATACCAACATCGCATTCGGGGAACAGTTCATCGTGCTTGACAGCCGTGAGTCTCCGAAGTTCAAGGCGGTAGCCCAGGGCTAATCAATATCAAATGACAAACCAATTAAAAATAAAAAAGATGGAAGCAAAAAAAACAGTTAAAATTAAGGTGTCGACACCTTTTCGCGACAAGTTTGAAAAGTCTGTAATTTATGAAGCCGGCCAAGAGCTTGACTTCAATCCGGAACGTGCCGAAGATGTGGTGAACCGCGGATTGGCCGAATATGTAGAACCCCTCGGATAACGGACGGCGGATTTGAGATAAAGGATTATGGTAAAGATTCGAAGATTGGTTATCCATTGCACCGCCACGAAAGAAGGCCGTGAGGTAAGTTCGGACGAAATACGTCACTGGCACACCGACCCGGTAAGTAAGGGCGGCCGTGGCTGGTCGCAAGTAGGATATACCGATATGATACATCTGGACGGGACGGTGGAACGGCTTGTGAAAAACAACGAGGATGCCAACGTGGATCCGTGGGAAATTACCAATGGGGCAAAAGGCTATAATTCGACAAGCCGGCACATTGTGTACGTGGGCGGAGTGTCCGCCGACGGCAGGACTCCCAAAGACACGAGGACTGCATGTCAGCTTTCAGCAATGAAGGCTTATGTCTCGGATTTCCACAGGCGTTTTCCAGGAGTGCAGATTGTGGGACATAATCAGTTATCGGCGAAAGCCTGTCCGAGTTTCGATGTCCCGAAGTGGCTAAAGGCAATCGGTATAACAAAATAAAGGAAAAGAAGATGGCGACAATTTTGCAAATTTTAATGTGGGCAATACCATCTGGCGGAATAGGTGCCGCCATCGCATGGATCGCAAATAAGAGTATCAGACAGGCCAAAACGGCTAAAGACATACACGATACATACAAGACGATGTATGCGGATGTGTCCGAAGTTCTGATGAAAGTACAGAAAGAAAATAATAAACTAAATGGAAAAGTTGACGAACTTACTAAAGAGAACGAACGCACGAGACGTTCACTCAACAGGTTATGTCGTGCTATCGAAGCTATTCAGCTGTGTCCTCATAGTGCAACTTGCCCTGTTCGCGGCGAGCTGTCGCTCACAGAAGACGATGACAAGCGGGGTACAGAAGCAGGAAAGCGGACTTCTGTCGGACAGCACCGTGGTAGAGACAAGGTGGAAGGAGGCGGTGAAAGTGCCGATGTCGGAAGTGGCGGTGGAAATTCCGATGGACAGCCTCCATAAATTACCCGCGGGAGCCGTCTATTCGGCCAGCAAGGGACAGGCAAGAGTGGCGGTGTCGCATATAGAGGCTAAGAATAGAAAGCCTGAGACAATCATCGTTTCGGCCTCGTGCGACAGTCTGGAACTTGAATGTGCGCGATATGATAAGACGGTCAGGTCTCTCAAGCAAAAGCTTGACGTTCTGTCCGCAGAACAAAAAACGGCAGAAAAGAACAGTTCCGGTTCCATTCTGATAGCATTGAAATGGCTTCTTATCGGGGCCGTAATAGCCACGGCAATAACAATAACAATAATCATTATAAAAAAACAAAAGCATGAGTAAGAAATTCATTTATGGTATAGCGGAAGTCAAAATGGATGATAACGTTATCGGATACATAGAAAAAGGCAGTTGGGATTGGGGCGGAGCAAAGCCGGAGAGCGTTGATGTGGAAGCCGAGCAAGTTCCCGATGCGCCGGTCCTGACGCTTGTGACGAAGAATGGCACTATTTCTCCTACATTCAACCTTATCCAGTTGGATTATGAGAATATATGTAAAGTGCTTGGAGGTAAACTGATAGGCGAAAAAGGCAGCTATACCGGTTGGGAAGCTCCTGTAGGACTCGTTGAATTGCGCGGTCTGTTCCTTATCAAATTTGTAAGCGGCCAGACCATGACCATTCCTAATGGGACAATTATGGCTAATCTCGGTGGAAAACTGACTTTGACAGAAGTGTCCAAATTGGAATGCCAGCTTAAGGTGAACAAGCCCGACGACGCAAGCACGCCTTACAAGATTAATGATACCGTTGCGGTAGGTTAGCGATGGACGAAAGAATTGCAAGGCTGATACAGCAGGAGGGTGCGGACGCACTGCTTGACCGCGGTGTTTCAATTCCGTTGAAAGAATTCCATATCCCTTTTGTCAAGAATCCGGTCCGTGCGCGTGTGACAATGAAACGGCCGAGTATGTCCGGGCAGATTGAGATAGCCCGGACGTATTTGTCCTTAGGAATCACAAGTGACGAACTTCGGAAAATGTCGTTGGAGGAACGGATGAAGTTTATTGTGGAACATGGCAATAAAATCAGCAGGATGATAGCGCTCACCATCTGCAGAGGATGGATGAAACGAAAGATTTTTATCGGACCGGTATCTTGGCTCGTGAGGAATTTTGTGAGTTGCCGGTATCAGAACGGCGCTATGGCGACTTTCATGCGTCTGATGGGTACCGAGTCTTTTATCAGTATTATCAGATCCGCCGAGCGGGCCAATCCGCTGAAGGTGCGTCTGAGCCGGAAAAAGGAGGGGAGTTAAAGAGCCGTTGGGAAGGCTCCCATAGCCCCTTCGGATTTGTCTGGCAGGTTGCAAGTTCTACAGGATGGACGGTTCAGTACATTTTGGAGAAGGTAAACTATCAGACATTGATAATGATGCTAAGCGATGCGCCGAGGTATGTGGATAAGAATAATGACGCGGACGACCAGAGCGCGGAAGACGAAGCAAAAGGTATTATTGAAATATTTCAAAGTAGATTAAAATAAAGAAGCATGCCAAAGCCTGTAGAAATAGAATTTTTGATGAAAGACAATCTGACACCCGGAATCGATAAGGCGGGGCGGTCGGCAGAGTCTTTGTCAAGGCAGACACAAGCCGGATTAAGTGAGGCTCAAATGGAAATGAAGACATTGGCCTCAATGATATTGTCTTTGAAAAAGGAGGTGGAAGGATTGGGCAGTGCGGGCAAAACGGCATCTTCTTCCATGGACCAACAGAAAAATATTGAATATGCGAACGCTCTGCGTGCGAAAATAGCCGATCTGAAAAGACAGCTTGTAGAGTTGCAAAATACAGCCGAGAATACAAAGGTCGTTCCCCCTGAAATGTCCCAGGCAACACAGAAGTTCAACGGTTTGAATGCAAGCATACAACAAATTGCAAGGGAGATGCCTTCCCTTGCAATGGGTCCGCAGATGTTCTTTCTTGCAATAAGCAATAACCTCCCCATATTTGCGGATGAGGTAGGCAGGGCAAGAAAGGAATATGACGAACTTATCAAAACAGGTCAAAAGGGGACGCCCGTATGGAAGCAGGTGCTTTCCTCTCTTTTCTCGTGGCAGACCGCACTCACTACAGGCATAATGTTACTTGTCATGTACGGCGGTGAAATCGTCAACTGGGCCAAAGGTGTCTTTACAGCAAAAAGCAACTTGGACGATTTCAATATCTCTCTGAAAGAAATGGCGGAGATTGAGGCCGACGGCCGCGCTCAGATGGTGCGGACCCGATTCGAGCTGGATAACACCATAAGGGAAATTAAAAATTTCAATGGGACGAAGTCCGAGGAAAAGGCGAAGGTAGAAGAGCTGAACCGCAAATACGGGGAGTCTTTCGGCTATTATGATTCGCTGGCGCAGTGGTACGATGTAATGATCAAGAAGAGTGGAGATTATATCAAGATGCTCTTCATGCAAGCCAAGGCTCAAGCTTTGGTCAACAAAGCCGTTGAAGCCGATAAAGAAGTAAATGACATTAAAACGAAACCCGATGAAGATGCAAAAGGCGCTCACGGCTCATTATATCGTTTTTTTGCTAAATTCGGAGCGATGCACTCACAGGGTCAGATTTCAACAAAGGAAGTGGATGAAGATATTGACCGTTATAATGCCCGGGCAAAAGCGACGGAAATCAAAGCGGCAGAGGCCAAACGCGACGCCTATTTGAAAGAGGCGGAAGAACTACAGGTACGACGTGCAAAGCTTGGAAAAGACTCTGATATCGGTGGTCATACCGCGGACATTCCGAAAAAAAACGGAGGAAGGAACAATAATCGGTCGGAACAAGAAGAACTTGAGGAACTGCTGGCCCTTCGCAGAAAAAATCAAAGGGATGAGATTGAACTGATGGAAGAGGGCGAAAAGAAAAGAATAGCCCAAATAAAGCAAGACTATAGAGACGAAATTGATGAACTCGACAAACAGAAGGGCAAATGGCGAAAAGCACAAAAAGGAAAACTGACTGCAGATCAGAACAACGAACTGTCAAAAGGTCGTGAGAATGCGCAGGATAAACGGGTAAAATCCATGGAGGAAATCGATACGGAATCCCGTAAAGCGCAGGAAAATTCCATGCGTGAATATCTAAAGGAGTATGGCGACTACCAGCAACAGAAACTTGCCCTAGCTGAAGAATATACGGAAAAGATAGCCAAGGCTCAGAAGGAAGGAAATACGGCTGAAGTTATGCGGTTACAACATAAGCAGCGGAGTGAAACTGCCGCAGCCGAAATCACAGGAATAAAAGCGGACATCGATTGGCAAAGCTTGTTCGGAAACTTTGCGGGTCTTCTTCGCGAACAGCTTCAGCCTATGCTCGACAGTTTGAAGAAGTATTCAGGTAGTGAAGAATTTAAGAATGCTTCTGTACAGGACAAGCAGATTGTATTCGAGCTTATCGATAAACTCGAAAAAGAGATGTCGGGCGGCATCAACGGAAAGATGTTCACTCAGGTAGGGAAAGATATAACCGCTTATCAAAGGTCACTGCGTGATTTGATGGACGCTAAAGAACGGGAGAAAGAAGCCGGAGAAGCTTTGATTAAGGCGAAGGAGGCGGCTAAAAAAGTCGAATCCGCCAAAAGTCCGAAAGCGACCGCCGTATCACAACTGGTTGTCCGGGAGGCACAGGACGCATTCGACTCCGCATCCGACAGTGTGAAGGAATTGACGAAGGCTAATAAGGAATCGTCTGATAATTTAAGGGCCTCAAGCAGCAATGCGATTGATTCATTACAGAACTTATCGGACGGATTACAGGGATTGAGGTCAGGTTCTTTGTCAGGAGCCGCACAAGGATTGGGGAAAATCGGTGAGGCTACTAAAAACTTGGGCGGTGTGATGGGTAAAGTGGGCGGTACACTTGCCAAGACATTCAGTAACGGCGGTATTATAGGGCAAATCATTTCCGCGATATTATCAATATTAGATGTGCTGAAAGATGGAATCGGTCCAATTATTTCAAACCTTATCGATTCGATCCTTAATGCCGTGAACGGGATTATTAAGAATATACTTTCGCTGAAGTTATTCACACAGATAGGAACATCGCTATTTCATGGTATACGAAGCATATTGGATACAGTAAGTTTTGGTTTGTTCTCTTCGAACGGCAATGCAAAAGAAGTTAACCAGTTAGTAAACAGACAGACCGAAAGCAATAAATATCTTACCCTTGCAATAGACCGACTTACCGGTGAAATGAGTAGCAGCGGAGGTCGGAAGGCCGCATCGTATTATCAAGATGCGAAGAAGAAGCTGGAAGAGAAAATAAGCAATGACCAGCAGATGCTTGAAGCGAAGATGGGGTATCACAGCGCACATCATTCTAACGATTCTTATATCGGCTATGACCAGTGGATGGGCGATGAAGTCAAACGTCTCACGGGCCAGACCGTAAGTAGTCTGTCCGATATATGGAAGTTGGATCCTGATGACCTTGCCAAACTTCAGGAGAGCACACAGCTGTGGAGCAGACTTCATGAGGGAAAATATGACAACAGCGAGTGGCTAGACAATTATGTGGAAGATGCAGGCAAGCTCGAGGACTTGAAATCCCAACTTAATGAGACGCTCAATCAGACAGACTTCAGCGGATTCAGAGACAGTTGGCTTAGTATGCTTACCGACCTTGATAGCGACAACCAGGACCTTGCCGATAATTTCGAAAAATACCTGCAGAAATCCATTCTAAACTCGCTGATGGCAGACAAATATGACGATGAGCTGAAGCAGTTATATGACGCATGGGCTGAAGCTGGTATGGATGGTGAATATACCGAAGATGAAATAGAGAAGCTGCGTGCATGGGAGCAGGGTCTATCCGACCGTATGTTGTCAGATCGTGATAAGTTTGCTGATGCTTATGGATGGGAAAGTAGCAGCACGAGCCAGACGGGTAAGAGCGGCAGTTTCAGTGCGATGAGCCAGGACCAGGGAACGAAACTGGAGGGACTGTTTACCAGTGGGCAAATTCATTGGGCAAGTATCGACGCACTTATGGAAGACGTATCCGGGAAAATGACACTGGCACAGGATTGTCTGAAGAAAATAGAAGAGAATACGGGCAAAAGTGCAGGTAACCTCGATGACATCAAGGAAGACATCAAAAGAATTATCAGAGACGGAATAAAAATGAAATAAAACTATGGATAATATATTAGGTGGACTGCTTTTTATAAATGAGACCGATGTATGGAAGACTTTCGGCGTGTTTTTATATGAGGAGAAAGCGGGCGGTAAAAATAATCTCAAGGCAATAATGGCCGCAAGTAATGTAAAGGAACACATTCCGGTAAAAATACGGGAAAAAAACGGAGAAAAGTATTCGGATACATTACAGGTGACTAATGATGCCCGTGATGTCACTCTCTATTTTGCCCAGTATTCTGACAGCAAATCCGGGTGGCTTGAAAAATATAAATCATTCATCAGTTTTCTGAAACATGGGGAAAAAGGATGGCTGAACATACGGTTTCCTGAATTGGAAGACCTTACATTGAAAGTCTTTTACCATGATAGCAGTGAATTCAAACCGCTTACGTATCTATATAAAGAAGGCAGACAGGTGGGATGTTTTAAAGTAAAGTTCCGTGAACCCAATCCGGAGATCTGATAACGATAAAATGATAATTTAATGGCATTATAATAACGTTATAATCACAATACATATGCTTTTGACTATATATGACAGATATGGAGCCGTCCGTGCGGAACTGAATGCCGATGACAGCTCTACCCAGGTAAAAGAGCTTCAGTCGGACAATGTGCTGACTCTTACGTTCACGCTATATGAGCATGTCGCCTTGGACGTAAATGATTATACAGAGTATCAAGGTGAACGTTACTGGCTTTTAGAAGCTTATCAACCGGATCAAAAGAGTACTGTAGAGTGGAACTATGATGTCAAATTATACGGGATTGAGAGTCTGATAAAGCGTTTCCTCGTATTGAAGACCTCTGACAATGACAATAATCCGGTATTCACACTGACAGCTCCCCCGCGTGAGCATGTGGCCATGATAGTTAAAAGTATCAATGACGGCATGGGGACTGAAGACTGGAAAGTAGGGACGGTTGTTGGTGCGGAAAATATCGTTATCGATTATGAAGGGACCTATTGCAATGAAGGGTTGAAAGCTGTGGCAGACGCTGTCGGGTCGGAATGGTGGATCCAAGGCCAGACCGTAAATATTTGTCGCTGTGAAGACGGAGATGAACTGACACTCGGTTATGACTTAGGGCTGACCGGCATTAGCAAAGACAAAGCCGACAATCTGAAATTCTATACCCGTCTATTCCCTATCGGCAGTTCCCGTAATATCAACGCAGAAAAATACGGATATAGCCGTCTGCAGCTGCCCGGTAAAGTAAAGTACATTGATGTGAATACCGATAAATATGGAATCATACACCATTATGAAGCCGATGCGTTTTCCGGTATTTTCCCTCATCGGATAGGCTCCGTCAGCAGTGTGCGTTCGAAAGAAAAAAAAGGAGAGGACGGCAATCCTTACGTTATATACTATTTTACTGACGACGGACTCACGTTCAATCCGAATGAATATGAAATATCGGGGTTGGTAAAACGCATCAGTTTTCAGGAAGGTAGCGAGCTTGCAGGAATCGGGGAAGAAGAAGATGGAACGTATTATTTGGAATGTAACTTCGACAGTAAAACACGGGAATTTGAAATAATCACGATATGGCCATACGATGATGACACCCAGTTGCCTGGTGGCGTACTGATACCAAAAATTGGTGACAAATACATTCTTTGGAATATCAATATGCCGGATGAGTATTATACTGCCGCAGAACAAGAATTTTTGGATGCGGTAAACAGCTATAATGCGAAGAATACCGTTGATATCTCGGTATATAAATGTCCGACAGACCACGTTTGGGTTGAAAATACAGAGGCGGATTTATATATAGGACGAAGGGTCTGTCTCTTAAGCGATAAGTATTTTCCGGTTGAAAAGAAACGTAGCAGCCGTATTACAAAGATAACACGAAAGGTGAATCTTCCCGGACAGGTGGATCTGGAAATAAGCGATGCTTTGGGAACCGGTACAATGAATAAGATAAACAGCGAGATTTCAGAAGCGAAGAGTTATTCGAGAGGCTTGTCAGAGAGTTTATCTTTACCGGATATCATCAGAAGTTGGGATTCTACAGTACCTACCGATAATAATCTGTTGTCTGCAAGACGATCATATCGGGATTTTCTAAGCAGTCAGAAAAGGTCAAAATCTAAAGAAGGTATAGATTTTGGAACGTTTATCGAGAACGTAGGCGGCGGGTCGATATGGAAAGACACGGACGGCAACTGGCACTTTGAGGGGGACTTCTTTCACATAAGGAAGAAGCTCACGGCCGAGAGCGTAGAAGTGATGCACGGCAGCCATATCGGCGGCAAACTTATAAGCACGGCGGCCCGTATGACGTGTACTTTTGTACAATGCGGCCCGGCGACAGCAAAAGTTGACGAGGACGGCAATATCGTGTATAACAATTTGGGCAAGATGACGTTCACTTACGGAACCGGATGGACTTACTACCGTTGCTATTTCAAAAAGAAAGACAGTGACGGCATGGATATATACAACAATTTTCAGAGAGGAGACCAAGCCTACGTGGAGACGTTCAATCTTTCAAGTTATAAGGACGCTGCCGGCAACACGGTAACCGGCAACCATTTCCTATGGCGCCTGGTTGTAGGGACAGGAGAAGCCTCCTACAAGAACTGCGGACGAGAAGACGAATGGTACATAGACCTTGATATAAGCGAGTGCGCTTCGGGGAGCGATGCACCTATGGCGGGCGATTCGATAGTGCAGTTGGGCTGCAGAAAGACAAATTCTTCCTATGCGGAACGCGACGGCGCAATCATTTTGGCGGGAGCCGGCAGCGGAAGTCCCTACATACGTTCTATTTCGGGCATACATTCTTTTTCGGTTGAAGAAATTGCAGAGGAAAAGGACGCGGACGGGAATATCACGAAAAAGGGGAACGATGTGTTCGTTAATGCGCAGATAAGCCCATTTGGAAGCTGGATAACGGTAAAGGACAGTACGGGTAAGAATCAGAAGATACAGGACCTCGTCAATACTCTTTCTGCGGCGATAAAAAAAGCCGAAGCGCAAGCGGACCAGCAGATAGTGATATGGTTCGGATACGGAACTCCACTCCCCGGCGAAAGCGATTATACGTCCGCCAACTACCCTGCATCAGATTGGACGGAAACGGAATATGCAGACCACATAGGCGACCAGTATTACGATAAGACGGCAGGCGTAGCCTACTCTTTTGAGATTGACGCCCAAAGCAGATATTATTGGAAAGTCATTACTGACGCAGACACCATAAAGGCTCTAGAGGAAGCGGCGAAAGCGAACGGAAAGATAGCCGATATTGTCAGCGACGAGAAAATAACGCCGGATGAAAAAATTGTGTTGAAGCGGGAATATGAGGGCATAAAGGCGGCGTACACGAAAAATATCAGTTACGCAGACAAATACTCGATTTCGACAGAAGCGACTTCAAAAGCTTATGGGAAGCTCGTAAAATATCTTGAAAACACGGTGTTCACGGATATGTCAGAGACAACGGATATTGTGGCAGACGCTGACGGAAATACGCTGGCGGATTATTTTAACGGCTACTACAGCGAGACTTCACTGTTGCTGAAGGCTGTGTACGCAGCGGCCAAACAGCTTGCCGACGATGCGCAGAACTCGGCTGACGATGCGCAGAATACCGCTGACAAGGCTTTGGCATCGATAGACAACATCTGCTCGGATAACGTGATAACCCTGAACGAACATGCCGAAATTCAGAAGGAGCTGTACGCTGTGCAGGCCGAATACACCTCTTACACGGCTACCTCGACGGTGTACGGAATAACGGGAAACAGTATTTACACGTCATATAAGAGCGCATATGATAAGTTGAAGAATTGCCTTGATTACGTAATAGGGAAAAGTACCGATATCACTATCTCCACAGATTTGGCCGTATCGTCAATTAAGACGTATTATCAGGAGTATTACAACACAATGCAGGCTCTCGTTGACCTTATCAATAAGACGGCCAAGCAGCTTGCCGACGATGCTCAGAACTCGGCTGATAAGGCTTTGGCATCGATAGACAACATCTGTTCGGATA